CCCCACCGGGTTTGTGACGGATTTCGCCAGCGTCCCGCGCGTACCAATCGCCTTCTTGCTGGCCGGCGACACCGCGCACCGGCCAGCCGTCCTGCATGACTGGCTGATCAAGAAAATGCCCATCCCGCGCACGCGGGCCGACGAACTGTTTTACGAAGCCATGCGCAGTGTCGGCATGCCCGCCTGGCGCGCCGGCATGATGTACCGCGCCGTCGCCGCGCAAACCCGCCACCTCGCAGACAAACTCAAATCATGGAGCAGTGAATGAAAGAAGGCGACGGCATTGTCGACTGGGATGGAGAAGAGCGCCGCAACTGCATCGGTTGTCGCAACCTGGACTCGCTCGAGCGCAGAGTGAACCAATGCAAAGCCCAGTTCGACGCCGAGATCATCCAGGTGCATGAATCTGTGGCCGGTCTCAACAAAGAGATCCACGGCCTGCGCTCGGACATGAGCGCATCGGTGGGCGAAATCAACAAATCACTGGCCGACATCGCCGCCACGCTTCGCCAGCTCGCCGACCTACCCGAGGCGTGGCGCAACCTCAAGGGCTTCATGGCGGTGGTGCGCTGGACCAAAGAAAACCTGCTGCTGCTCGCCATCATGGGCGCGGTAGTGATTTACGCAATCAAATCATTCGGCCTCGCGCCGTAAGGAACCAGCATGGCCTTGCAATTATCAACAACAGTCCGAAATGCTCGCCTCGACGCCATTGAAACGACTATCGGCGTGAGCGCCGTTCTCAAAATCCGCACGGGCGCAGCGCCGGCAAACTGCGGCACCGCAGACAGCGGCACCGTACTGGCAACGCTGGCACTTCCGGCCGACTGGATGGCCGCAGCGTCCGCTGGCGCCAAAGCCAAGTCGGGCACATGGGAAGACACCAGCGCCGACGCCACCGGCACCGCCGCGCATTTCAGGCTGTACGCCAGCGACGGCACCACCTGTCACGCACAAGGGACGGTGACGGCAACCGGCGGTGGCGGTGATCTGCAAGTGGATAACACCAGCTTCGCCATCAGCCAGGCCTTCAGCGTCACCAGCTTTAGCCTGACCGACGGCAACGCCTGATCATGCTGCTGCTCAACTCAACCAGCGCCATGCGCAGCGGAACACCTGTTATTGGCGGCAGCATCGTCAGTCAAAAAATCATCGGCGGTGTACCGGGCTGCATCTACCGTATTGGAATCACAATTATCACCAGCACCGGCCAGACGTTTATCGAAGGCGCTGATCTGCTTTGTGAGGAGCGGGATTAATGATCGCCGCAGGCCGCCTCGATCAGCGCATTACCCTGCAAACGTCTGCAATCAACCGCGACAGCCTGGGCGGCGCCACGGAAACCTGGGTCGACACGGCCACCGTCTCGGCGCGCGTCTCGCCGCTGAGTGGCCGCCGCATGGCCCAGGCGCAGCAAGTTGGCAGCGCCGTCAGCAAGCAGGTCGAAATCCGCTGGCGCGCCGGCATCACGGCCGCCATGCGAATCCGGTTCGCCGATGGCCGGGTAGCCAAGGTGAGCTGGTTTGAAGAACACAAACGCGAAGGCTGGCTGATCATGGTCTGCGAGGACATCGATGCTTGAAATCAACATCCAGGGTTTGGCAGACCTCAACAAGCAACTGCAAGACCTGCCGGCAAAAATCGAAGCCAACGTGCTGCGCGGCAGCTTGCGTGCCGGCGCCAAGATCATCGAAGCCGAAGCCAAGCGGCTGGCGCCAGTCGGGCCGCCGCGTGTCACACGAACCAAGAATGGCGATGTCACGCTGAGAAAAGGCGGCGCCTTGCGCAATTCCATTCGCGTCTCCACGCGCTCCAGACTCAAGGCCGGTTGGCTCAACGTCAACATCAAGGCCGGCAACAAGGACGCCTGGTATGCCCACCTGGTCGAGTTCGGCACCGCCCGCCACTGGATCAAGCCGAAGAACAGAAAGAGCCTGTTTTTCGCCGGCCTCGCCAAAGAGCTCGTCGATCACCCCGGCGCAAAACCCAAGCCCTTCATGCGTCCCGCCTTCGACGCCAAACACCGCGCCGCGCTCGATGCCATGGCGGACTACATCCGCACCCGGTTACCGAAAGAATTCAAGAAAGCCGCCGGAAAATGAGCGCCGAACTCGCGGTCTATACCCTGCTGGCCAACCATACCGGCCTGGGCAATCTGGTTAGCCAACGCATCTATGCCGACGCCCGCCCGGAACTCGATCCCTTGCCCGCCGTGGTCTACGCCACCATCAGCGATACACCCACGCCGCCGATCGACGCCACCGCCGGGCTCGAACCCTGCACTGCGCGCGTTCAGGTCAACTGTCTGTGCACCAGCGCCGCCGCCAGAAAAAGCCTCACCGAACAGGTCATTGCCGCGCTGCATAAACAAAGCGGCAGCATTGCCGGCGTCAGCGTGCAGGCCATCCTGCAAAGCAGCGCCGGCCCCAGTCAGTACGACGCCCTGGTGGATGTGTACAGCCAGAGCGTTGATTTCATCGTGCATTACCTGAGATAGCCCAGACCCCGGCCTGCGCCGTCTCCCACATTCACCCGCCCCGGCGGGTTTTTTTACGCCTGAAAGGAACCCACCATGCCCTTAGCCACTGGAGTTGCCAAGCAAGTCCGTTACAAAGTCGAAGCCACCTACGGCACCCCGCCCGGCGCCGCGTCCGCCCAATTGCTGCGGCGTGTGCAATCCACGCTCGACCTCTCCAAAGACACCTACCAGTCGAATGAAATCCGCGATGACTACCAGATTGCCGATTTCCGCCACGGCGTGCGCAAGGTGGCTGGATCGCTCAACGGCGAACTCTCGCCCAAAACCTATGCCGACTTCATCGCTGCCGCCTTGCGGCGAGACTTCGCCGCAGTCAGCGCCATCACCGCCCTGTCGATCACCATCGCCGCCGGCTCGCTGCTGGGCGGCATGCAGACCTACACCGTCACCCGCGCCGCTGGCGACTTCCTGACCGGCGGCATCAAGATCGGCGACGTGGTGCGTCTTACTGCCGGCACCTTCAACGTCAACAACCTCAACAAAAACCTGATGGTAGTGGGGCTCACCGCCACCATCGCCACCGTCGTCGCCCTCAATGCCACCGCACTGACCGCCGAAGGCCCCATTGCCTCCGCCACCCTCAGCGTGGTGGGCAAAAAGACCTACGTACCGACCAGCGGCCACACCGACAAATCGTTCAGCGTCGAACACTGGTTCAGCGATGTCGCGCAAAGCGAAGTGTTCACCGGCTGCAAGGTCAATACCGTGGGCATCAAGCTGCCCGCCACCGGCATGGCCACCATCGACGTTGGCCTGGTCGGCAAAGACCTGGTCACCGCCACCAGCCAGTATTACACCAGCCCCACCGCCGCCACCGCCACCGGCGTGGTGGCCGCAGTCAACGGCGTGCTGGTCGTGGGTGGTGTGCCCATGGCCATCTGCACCGGCATCGACCTCAACATCGAAGGCGGCTACAGCGGCGAAGCGGTGGTCGGCGCCAACACCGTGCCCAACCAGTTCCCCGGCCGCGTCAAGGCCAGCGGCCAGTTCACCGCCTACTTCGAAAACGGCACCCTGCGCGACGCCTTCCTGAACGAGACCGAAATCAACCTCATCGTCGTCATGACCGCCAACAACGACGCCGCCGCCGACTTTATCGGCTTCACCCTGCCGCGCCTCAAACTGGGCGGCGCCAGCAAAGGCGACGGCGAAAGCGCCATCGTCGCCACCTTCCCGTTTCAGGCCCTGTTCAACAGCGCCGGCGGCACCGGCGTCAACAGCGAAAAAACCACCCTGGTCGTGCAAGACAGCCAGGCCTGATGTGTGTTTGACGGAATAGCCACGGCTATTCCGCCTCCCCTCACCCAAACAAGAGACCCTCATGCTCGACATCAACGCCGTACACGAACAACCCACAGCCACCATCGACATCCTGCACCCGGTCACGCAAGCGCCGCTGGGCGCCCAGGTGACGCTGGCCGGCCCGGAACACCCGGACCGCAAGCGCATCCAGTTTGCCCGTCAACGCCGCGCCCGAGCCGCCTTTGCCAAACGCGGCCGTCTTGAGTTTGACGACCCGGAAGACGAACTGCAGGACGAAATCGACTACCTCGCCGCCTGCACGCTGGGCTGGACCGGAATCGCCAAGGACGGCACCCTGATCGAACACAGCAAAGCCGCTGCCCGCGATCTGTATGCCAAACCGGAAATGCGCTGGCTGCGCGTGCAACTGGCCGCCGCGCTGAACGACCTGGAAAATTTTATCGTCACCTCCGGCAGCGACTGATCGACCGCGTCGCAGCAGAAGCGCGTCTGTCCGCCCGCCAGCCGGACGGCCAGACGCTGGCGCAGCATCTGATGGCCGCCTGGCGGGCCAGCGGACGCCAGCCGGAGGAACTGAATTTGCCGGATGTGCCGGGTATTGCGCTGGGGGTGTATCAAGCCTGGCGCAACTTGTCGGAATCACGCCCGTCCGGGTTTGGCAAAGCGCAGGTGAGTTATGGCGAAATTGATGCCTGGCAGCGCGTCAACAACGTGCGGCTGACGCCCTGGGAACTGGAAACATTGATCGAGATGGACCGCGCCGGGCTTCAGGCGTCTGGCGAGTAGCGGGGCGCCAGGCTGCTGTTCAATGCCTGAAACCAGAAAACCACGGTCCAGCCAAACAGTAGGTTAAGCCAGACGATGGCGTCCCACCCGGGAACACGCCTAGCCATAGCGATCACGCTGGGCAGGACGTACAGCACAGGCAACACCGCAAAAATCAGTTCGATCATCGGACACCTCCTGTCTGCAGTTTAGTTGAGGAATGGATCATGGCCATTGAAATTGGAAGTCTGGTGGTGGAACTGTCGGCCAATGTCGCGCGTCTGTCCGCCGACATGAACAAAGCCACCGGCATCGTCAGCGGCAGCATGAAAAACATGTCCGACAGCATCCAGGGAATCAGCAACCGCATGAATCTGATTGTCGGAAGCCAGGTATTTCAGTCCCTTGATCTGCTGGCCAGGCGTGGCATGGAAGCGTTTTCCGCCATCAAGCACAGCGCCATCGATGCCGCCGATGAGCTCAACAAGCTGTCGCAGAAGACCGGCTTCAGCACCGAATCGTTGTCTGGCCTCAAATACGCAGCAGAACTATCCGACCTCAGCCTGGAAGGCATGACCAAAAGCCTCAAGAGCTTATCGGTCAACATGGTGGAAGCCAAAGGCGGCAGCAAGGAAATGGCCGGTATCTTCAAGCAACTGGGGGTGTCGATGGACGACCCGGAAGCTGCGTTGCTGCAACTGGCCGAACAATTCCAGCAGATGCCGGATGGCGCCCAGAAAGCCGCCCTGGCCGTCAAACTGTTCGGCAAGGAAGGCCTGACCATGATCCCCTTCCTGAACCAGGGCCGCGATGGCATTGCCGAACTGACGGCAGAAGCGCAGCGGTTTGGGCTGGTAATCGACAGCGAAACCGCGCGCCAGGCCGAAGCCTTCAACGACAACCTGACCCGACTGAAAGCCAATGTTGGCGGCTTGGTGCAGCAGCTTGGCATGTCGATGTTGCCTATGCTGATGTCGTTGTCCGAGTCGTTGCTTTCCGCAAAAACGGCGGTCGGCGGGTTTGATGACAATGTCCGTCAGATCGTCGGCCGCCGCGCAGGTGTGGAAGGGTTCGTCGAGAGCTTCGCCAGAGGCATGGCGCATCTGTACAACATGATCATGCCGGTCATCGTCATTGGCCGGCAGCTATACGATGTGCTCAAGGGCATCGCCATCGAGGGCGCTGGCTGGGCCGCCCAGATTGGCGCCCTGGCCAGCGGCAATATCAGCGGCTTCCGCGCCATCCGCGAAGCCGTCTCGCGTGACGCAGAACAGCTACGCAAAGACTCTGATGCATTCATCGCGCGCATCTCGTCTTCAGCCCAAGGCGCTGCCGGCAATGTCACCAAGTTTTTTGACGAGCACCGCCGCACCGTCCGCAGCGGCAGCCAGAAATACCTGATGGCCAGCGAACAAGACGCACGGTTGCTGCAAACCGCCATCGACAAAGCCTATAAAGGCGCCGGGAGATCCGTCAAGGATTTCGACTCGGTGCTGTCGGCCAGTAGCAACAACAGCAAGAAGGTGGCCGACGAAGCCGCCCAGCGTCTGGCGTCCATCAAAAACGCCGATCTCGATCTGGACTTTGCCAAAGTCGCGGCAGAAACCGAAGCGATCTATGCGCGCTCGCAAGTGCTGGTGAAGCTGCAACAGCACGCCATCGATGCCTATGCCGACTCGCTCAACGAAGCCGCCTTCGCCGCTGCCGACCTGCAGATCAAGTTCAATGGCATGGTCGACGCCAATGCCCAGGCCATGACCGAAACGGCACAATCCACCGTGGCCAGCCTGGGCGAAGAGATCGAAGGCCTGCGGCTGCGCAACGAAGAAATCGGCCTCACTGCCGAGCAGCTGGCCCTGCTCACGCAAACCCGGCTGGACGCCACCATTGCCAGCAAAGAACAGCTTTATGCCGATACCGCGCTGACCGAGCAGAATGCAGATTACCTGGCGGCATTGGCCGAGCAAATCAAACTGCTGCGCGAAAAGAAAGGGTTGTTGGGCCAAGGGGCCGCCCGCCAACTGATTGCCGATGAAGCCCGCACGGCGCAGGATGAATGGAAGCGCGCGGCGGACGACATTGAAAAGAGCCTCACAGACGCCCTGATGCGCGGCTTTGAAGGCGGCAAAGATATTGGCCGCAACTTCGTCGACACAATCAAGAACTACCTCAAGGCCGCATTCCTAAAACCGATTTCGGTGCAGATCAGCACCACACTTCTTGGCGCGGTGGGCATGGGCGGCACAGCCCAGGCAGGAGGAATTGCGGGCGGCAGTTCAAGTACGATTGGCGTCGCAGGCGGGTTGAAGGCGCTATATGACAGCGTCGCCGGCGGCTTCGCCGCGCTGGGAAATAGCGTAGCGTTTGCCACCGAAGCGGCGGGCAATTGGTTGGTGACCAACACCACAGGTGCGCTGAATTCGGCCGGGTCATCTTTAATGGCCAACTCCGGCGCTGTCGGCTCTGCCGCTTCCGCGCTCGGCGGCGCAGCCGCCGGCTTTGTCCTCGGCAAGATGATCAGCGGCGGCTACAGTGTAATCGGCAAGAGTGGTAATACAGCCGTGGCACTGGGCACGGCCATCGGCTCGATATGGGGGCCGATCGGCTCGGTCATCGGCGGCGCCATCGGCGGCCTGGTAAACCGCGCATTCGGCATGGGGGCAAAAAAATCCACCGGCGATGGAATTAGCGGCACGTTTGCGGGCGAAGACTTCAGCGGCTCAGAATGGGCAACCTGGAAACAAAAAGGTGGCTGGTTCCGCTCCGATAAAAGCGGCATCGACACCGGGCCGCTTTCCAATCAAGCCACCAGGGCAATGTCCGACGAGTTTGCCTGGCTGAAGCGCGCGACGACGGATTACGCCCATGCGATGGGCCTCCAGACCGATAAAATTGTGGCGTACACAAAGAGCATCAACGTCAGCCTAACGGGGCTGGATGAGGCGGGCAGGCAAGCCAAATTCACCGAGGTTTTCGCCGAAATGGCGAATGACATGGCAAACCTGGCACTGGGGACGGTAAAGTACACCCGAGCCGGCGAATCCTCCGCACAAACACTGGAGCGCTTGGTTGTCCACTTGACCGCTGTCAACGCGACGATGGCCAGCCTGTCCCGCAACGCCTTCTCCGCCAGCCTGTCTGGTGCGGACATGGCAAACCAACTGGCTGATTTGGCCGGTGGCATGCAGGCGTTTATCGACCTCTCAGCCGGGTATTACCAGAATTTTTACAGCGAAGGCGAACGCTTCACTGCCGCTGTGGCCGGTATGCGTGACAGCCTGATCAATATCGGCGTCAAAACCATGCCGACCACCATCGCCGCATTCCGCCAGTTGATGGAGGCGCAAGACCTCACCACCTTGAGTGGCCGCGCCACCTATGCCGCGCTGCTGAATGTATCAGCCGGGTTTGCCGAGTTGGTCAACAACATCTCCGGGCAACTGCACGAGCTGGAAGCCGAGCAGTTGAAACTGGCACAGGAAATCTTAGACGAACGCAACAACCTGGAAAAACAAATGTTCGCCCTGTTGGGCGACGAAGCCGCCCTGCGCGAACGCGAACTAGCCAGCATCGACCCGCTGAACCGCGCCCTGTTCTTGCATGTACAGGCGCTGAGCGATGCAAAAACGGCAAATGAGGCCTACACCGACCAACTGAACGCGCTCGCCAGCGCCGGCCAGGGCGTGGCGAGTTTTATCCGCGAACTTCGCGCCGACCTAACCTCTCCAGGCAGCACGTTAAACAGCCTGCGTAGTGCCTATAACGCAGACCTAAGCCGCGCCAAGTTGGGTGATTTCGACGCCAGCAACGCGATTGCCGACAGCGCCAAAGAGTACCTTGATGCCGTGCGCAACCAGGCCAAGAGCCGCACCGAGTACGACATCGCCGCGACCCGCATCGCCAACGAGTTGGAGAAGTTGCCGGCCACCGAGAGCTATGCCAAGCAACAACTGGCGGCGCTGCAGAACCTGCACACCCAGGCCAACAGCCTGGACGCGCTCGATGCCGCACGGCAGGAAGCAGCAAAGCGCGTGCTAGGCAACGTCGACGCCAACACGGTGGACCTGTCAACACAGACCGATCGCCAGATCGACCAATTACGCCAGTTGGTGGGTGAGAGCATCACCAACAGCGCCCGCATCCTGCAACTGAATAGTTCGATGGATGCGCTGAAAAACGCCATTGTGGCCATGACCGCTGCGGAGAAAACCAAAGCCGACATCGCCAACGGCAATATGTTGCTGAAGGCGCTGACCGAGCAGCAGGCGGGGGCGATTGCGGGGGTGAACGCGGGTATTGATCGAATCTGGCAACTGCAATCCCTGTATGGCAGCGGGCAATACATCAACGCCAAGGCGGGGCCGTTGGATTACTCCAACAGCGCGCAATTTGCGGTTGTTGACGGTCTATATAGTCAGCAATACGGTCAGCACTCATACGCCACGATGACCGGCTACAACAACATCAGTGCTTTCAAAGCCGCCTACGCCGCTGAAAAGCTCTCCGACAAGACGCTAGGCCAAGCCAGCACCCTCAAAGACCTGAAAGACCAGATCGAAGCCCAGCGATCTGCCATCCGCGCTCTCGGCGGCATCCCGCAATTTGCCGTCGGCACCAACTGGGTACCGCGTGACATGACCGCGCGCATCCACGAAGGCGAACGCATCATCCCCGCCGCCGATAACTCGGAATTGATGCGCCGGCTGTCCAGCCCGCGCGAGAACAACACCGCGCTGCTGGCCGAACTCAAAGCCCTGCGCGCCGAGGTGGTGCAGCTGCGCGCCGAAACCCGCGCCACCGCGCAGCACACCGGCAAGGCGGCACGCCTGCTCGACCGCGCCATGCCGGACGGGGATGCGCTCAGCGTGAGGGCTACAACATGATGCAATTTATCAAGCCGGTGCAAATCGGCGATGCGCAATTCATCAGCAGCACGCGCGCCGAAAACGATCACGCCGCCTGGAGCGGCGCGACCACCTACGCGCAGGATGCGCGCGTCATTCTCGCCAGCACGCACCGGATTTACCTGAGCACGCAGGCCGGCAACCTCAACCACGATCCGGCCACCGATGATGGCACCTGGTGGCTGGATGTTGGGCCTACCAACCGATGGGCGATGTTAGACGCCGTGGTCGGCACGGTCACCGCTCAAGCCTCACCGCTCACCGTGACGCTGAAACCCGGCTTTATCACCTCACTGGCGCTGCTGGATATTGCTGGCACCTCGATCACGGTGACCATGACTGACGGCCCAGGTGGACCAACGGTCTATAACCGCAGTTTCGACGTATCCGACACCGCCATTTTGACTGACTGGTGGGAGTATTTCTACGCGCAAATCACCCCCAATAAGACGCTGGTCATCAGCGATTTGCCGCCCTACGAAACAGGCCACCTGAGCGTGAGTATCGCCGCCGCCGGCACGGCGCAATGTGGCACGTTGGCGGTGGGGCAGGCAGTGGACGTGGGCGACATTGCCTACGGCGCGCGCATTGGTATTACCGATTACTCACGCAAGGAAACCGATGATTGGGGCGGCAGTTACGTCAGCCAACGCGCGTTCGCCAAGCGATTCGAAGTCATCGCAAGTATCCCCGCTACCCGAGTTGATTACGTTGCGGCCCAGTTCGCCGCCATCCGCGCCACGCCGGTGATTTGGCTGGGTGGCACGCAGTACGACTCCCTGCTCGCGTTCGGCTGGCTGCGCGATTGGGGTATCAACATCGCTTATCCGACCTATTCCGAGGCATCCATGACGATTGAGGGACTGACATGACCATTAGCGCACTACCCCCCGCGCCGACGCGCGAAGACGCCGCCGACTTCCGCACCCGCGCCGACGCGTTTTTGTCTGCGTTGCCGGCGTTTGGCACGCAGGCCAATGCGCTGGCGGCGGATGTGACCGCCAAGCAGTCGGATGTAACCACCAAGCACGACTCGGTCATTGCCGCCCACACCACCGCCATGGCGGCAGGCCTGGCCAACGCCGCAACCAACGCCAGCACCGCCACCAGCAAAGCTACCGAAGCTGCCGCCAGCGCCAGCAACGCACAAGCCGCCTGGACCGCCGCCCTAGCAGCC